CTTGATCTTGTAATCCTGCTTCTGGATATCGGTTACTTTAGGCTCATCGAAAACATCCAATAATCTTCTAAAGTTGTTTTCGGTGGTTCCAAAAATCAAATCAGAATCTCCAGGCAACACAACGATCTCTCTTTTTCCTAGACGAGTTTTCATCATATCATTTTGGAACTTATTGTCTCCAAATTGTTCCTGGTACTGAATCTGGTAACGCTCGAAGTTATTTTCGAACATAAAGATCTTCTTGATCTTCTTTTTCAATTTACTCGGGATCTTTCTTTCAAAAGCAGTCACTTCATCAACAATGTTGGCATCAGTAATAGCATTCAAAGGAATCTCAAAAGCCGGATGTTTAGGAGCATTAGCTCTATCGGTCATCGATCTAAGGATCTCAAGGATTCCATTCATTGAGAAACCGAATTCATTCAACCTTGCAGGATCATATACACCATCAATAGAAAGTGTCTCCAGGTTATCTTTAACCTTTGGCATCAATTCCTGGTCAAAAACATACTTAGAGATCGGCATATCCTGGGCCTTCTTGTTTTCATCATACAATTCAGCATAATATGAGTGCAAGATCTCGGTTGGTTTGAACGGGAAGTTTACCTTCTGGTGGTAATCCGTAAGGATCTTATGCTCGATCTGCAATTTCCCAAGCTCGGTCCATTCATCAGAGAATCCCTGTACAACATCAGTCAAAAGAGAGTGAGTTGAAGGGTATTTTCCTTTGATTTTGGTTAGCGGCTTGGTGTGCTGATCCAGGGTGATCTTATCTGCATTTAGAGAAGCAGATAAGATTTTAGGGTTGTGAGCAAGGAAGGTATTTAGCTCCTTTACTACGTCATCGATTAAAATAGTTTCGTTGGCCATTATTTAAGGTCTTTATAGATTGAGTTGTTCATATCCAGGTAGGCGAATTCTCCCGAATCGTCATTGTTTTCACCGGTGTTGGTGTGGGTAGCGCCTGGTTTTTTGTTAAGCACATTAATTTGAGCTGTAAGAGCTGCGTTAATGGCTTCCAGGTTGGCATCATCTGCCAGGTTTTCCACCCCTGCAAGTGTAGCAGCTTCTCTCATTGCAGTTACTGCAGTGGAAGTATTAGCGGCTTCTGCATCAATTGCAGCTTGTCTGGAGTCTTTTTCTGCTTGAAGCGCTGTTGCAGCTTCTTCTTTAGCTGAAGTAGCCGTTTGAATGGCCAGGGCATCGGCAGCCATCTTATTGTCGATTGCTGCTTTTTGTTCGTCATTGATATAGCTTCCCTTATCAGTGGTCGCCAATGGCGCTCCCAGGACAGCTACCAAATTCGGAAACGAGTTTGGTGTGCTCATAGTAATTGTATTAGTGGTTTTTGATTTTGGGGTTGGAATTTTAAAGGTCATCGCGGCATATTTGTTCACGAGATCTTTAGGTTTTAGTTGCATTATATCCTCTGGAACCTGGGCTTTCTCTTTCTGAATTATTTTATCGTAGAAACCAAGGCCTTCAGCTTCTTCAGCATTAAACCAGTTGTCTTTATAATTCAGGTAATCCTTAGCTACTTCTTCTGCAGAGATTTTTAGACGATCCTCGATAGCGGTTCCCAGGGCAGCATCAATTTTTTCTGAAGCTTGTAATTGTTCCTCTACTTCTTTTTTGTTACCCCAATAAGAACTACTGGAGTTGTGGATCATTAAAATAGAATTCTTAAAGGCGTGGATTTCGTCTCCAGATAAGAGAATAAGTGCGGCCATAGATGCACAAAGGCCATCATTATAAGTAATGATGTGTTTTGTACTGGCAAAAATGGCATTGTAAATAGCGAGGCCTTCAAATACAGAACCTCCTGGAGAGTTTATTCTAATGTGAATAGTATCCGCATCTTTCTCAATCTCCTTAAATTCCGCGGTGAATTTAGATGCAGTGTTGATCTCTTCGTAAGTATCCCAATCTATACCGCCAATAGCGCCATAGATGTAAATGGTAGCCTCACGAGCAGCTTCATTCTTAACTACATTGTAATAAGTTTTAGTTTTTTCTGCCAAAATGAATATTGTTCAGTTCGTATTATTACGGAAGAACAATATTAGAGAGGCACTATCCTGTAAAAAAGGACATTACAAGCTCCCGGCTAATTGGAAAGCAAGTCCACGATTTATTATTGGGAATTCGGTTTCATTTCCGGCAAAATATTTAGGAGCGCCATAACTGTCGTTACTCATACTAAGGTTGTAACCTTTAAGAGCTCCGGGTGCGGGGGCGTGCATCTCATCGTAGGTAAATAAAAGCGGCTGCTCACTGGTACCGTATAAATAGGAGTGGGTGTGGCGTGTAACTAATACCACCACTTCTTTATTATTATAAGTCTCCAGGAGATTTTGAATATTAGCATCTTGAGGAACCAGGGGAAGGGAAAAATCTGTTTGATAGATCTTACTGCCATTTTTAATCTTGGTCTTATTTCCCAGGCTAAATTTCTCCGGAAGAAACCTAATGATCATTGCCTGAAATTCTTCCGGGAGATTATTAATAATTCCCAGAACTTCCTGATCTTTGGATAAGTGATTAAATTTTGGAAGCTGAGAGGCTTCTATGATACTGGCTTTGTAGAAAGTATCAAAATTTTGCTCGTCTATAACATTACACAAATTCTGAATCATTGGTCTGCAGATTTTTTAGGGACATTATTCGAATGTTCGAAATTTGTCCCAGGGGAGGAAGTGAGGTTTAAATTCTCTTCTAATTCTTTCTTTTTACGTTTAAAATCCCGGTGCAGCGTATCTAATTTCATATCGTATTCATCTATATCGTAGAACTCCAGGAAGCCGCGAAGGGTTTTCATAAAATGTTTCTTCTCGGTATGGTTCGTCATTAACATGTGCCGGTAAAGCTCATCCCTAAAAAACCGATCGGCCTGATCGTTAAAAAGCTGGGCATTAATACTGTCTATGTGCATCCCGGTTTTCGAGTAATAATGCTCGGGGATAGTAACAGAGAAGACTTTTCTAAATTTTTTACTAGATGGTTTTACATCATAATTTCTACCCTGCAGGGAGAGAACCAGGTTTCCAATTGGCGTGGTTCTACTGGCTGTCATGTGGTTTCCTCCGCAGCATTTTAAGAGGTATTTATACACGTGATCTGCAACCGGGAAGTGTTGGGTGATGGAGAAGTCCACCGTGGGGGGTAAATTTTGGGACATAGGCTGTAAGTATTTTCCCAAATATAAAACTTAATCCAATGTTAAAAAAAGGACATAGCTCAACGCCTTCAGTACTTTTCAAAATATTGTTAATATTAAAATAGGGACGAAAAAAACCGGCTTTTGTAGGAAGCCGGTTTTTTGTTTAGTAATTGATTTATTTCAATGTTAACGGTAATTAAACCAGCCATAAATTAGGAGACATCCACGGTTCCAAGTCGTAAGGTCTAATCCCGTCGTGAAGCGCGTATTTAAATCCACCTAATATTTCCAGTTTTACTACTTTAAACTCAGAACCTTGAACTGTATCAACTGTGTCGCCTACATAGATTTTATTTTTATCCCTGGTCAATACTCCGGTAAATTCTCTTTTTTTCATTTAATTGTGTTCTGCATTAGTGACTTCATCTATTTTTTCTGAAAGTGGCTTCAGCATTAAAAAGTTATTCGCAGTCATATCGGTTAAGAGCTTGAGCATATTGGAAGTGTCTGCAAGTTTTTTAAACTGTTCTTCCTGGGTTTTATAATCCTTTCGTTTGCTGTGAAATCTAAGCTCGTGATCATTATAAATATAGGCGCAGCTGTAAGAAGTATTTAAGTGTAGCACAAATTCCCCGTGGCCCGGAGTGTGCAAACTGAAAATTGCAGCGATATCATGTTTTTTAAGGATCTCCTTAATTTCTTCTGCAGCTACTTTTAATTTGGTTTCTGATTTCATTTTTTTGATTTATTTAATAAACTGAATGTATCTAATAAGGGAAGGGCTTTTTGCCCATTAATTACTTTTCCGGTTTCAAACTGAACGTAGGCATCATTAACATCGCCGTGGCCACAACAAGCATTAGTTACACCGGGTATGGTACCAATACACCCATCGTGGCC